CGTATATTTCCCATCCATGATGTAATGGTCTTTCTGTATTACCGTTACTTGCAAAGACTGCAATAACGCCAGACAACATATCCCCTGGCAGTTGATAGGAATAAGTCCATTCGTTAATAGGTGCAGTTACTAACTGTCCTAGTTCTACTTTTTTCATACTCCATGACCAAGGATATCGGCCAATCAAAGTATCTCTGACATCATAATATAAGCGACTACAAGCCTGTGCTGCATCTGTTCCTTCAGTAAACGAGGAAAGGGGCGATGCCCCCATGAGTATTAATGCGTCTGAACAAATGCTTAAGTCTGTATCGCCTGCTGCCATAAATAAATCCTAAGTAGGTAGGGGGCGGTTAAGCCCCCATACCCGGTTGGTTTAGTCAGAGTCTGTAGAAGTAACTGTCAAACCGTCAGTGACGTCAACAACGCCACTTGCATTTGAAGCTACATAACAGATACTCACTGCTTGAGTTCCACCAGTTGATGATCTCACGAAGATAATATCTCCAACGTTAAGTACGTCAGATAGGGTATTGAAATACCCAGAAGTATTTATATCTCCGATTGTATCTGCTGATGAATATGCGTATAAAGCCACGCTGTTACCTGCTTTAGAAGCAGAAACAGTTGACCATCCAGTTGATGAATATGCCATGATCTACCTCCTTTATTCAGTACAGCTAATTTGTACAATGCCTTCATCGTCAATAGCGATTGCGCCAGCAGAGAACATTGAGCTTACTAAGAAAGATGTTTTCTCAGGAACATAGTTCACTTCGGTTTTTTGCGCCATTGATTCTGCATAACCTAAAGAATCTTTATGCCATGCGTAGCAAGTACGAGTTGATGGTTTTGGAAGTCCACCTTCATCACGATCACCCATGGTGATGATATTGAAGCCCATGAATGAGCTAATTTCACCACGAACAAGTGCCTTAACTGTAGCGAAGTCTGAACTTGTTGTTTCAGTTTCGCCTAGCAAAGCATCAAGTTGGCTTGCGTGCATAAGAAGATATCTATCCTCGGAAGGAACATTGTTCTCATTAAGTGCTTTAGCAGCAGCACGTAATTTTGCAATGTTCATGTTTGTGCCTGCGCCACCTACAGAAGTAGCAACAGTTGATGGGCTAGATGCTGCATCAAGTGCGTCTATGCAGATTTGATCCATTCTTCTAGCGATTGATTTTGATACTACCTCAACGAGTTCTCTCCTCTCATCAAAGTTGATGTGAGATTGATGGAAAATATCTCTGTATTCTGCAGCAATATAGTCTGTCAATGAAAGAGTGACTTGTGAGTAAGTAACATTTAGAGGTGTTACATCAGTTTGTGGAACACGAACGCTAGCAACACCTTTGCCAATTTTAGGGAATTTGACGGTGTTACCTTGTACATTTGAGCGAGTTCGCATTGTGCCACGTAATAATGCTTCACCTTGGTACGCTTGTTTAACTTCTGATTCAAACAGAGTTACAAACGCTGTGCTTACATTTTGAGCCATTGGTACTCTCCAATAAAATTAAAAATAAAAATTAACTTATCGCACACCGTTAGCCATAGAGGGCGGTTACTTGTAGGTTATAGACCTACCGACTAATGGTTTCACCACGTAGTTGGGCCGAATGGTTATCCAACACTCTATTTGTAAACTAAAACAATAATTTATGCAAGCTTTTTAACTATTTGCTTCCATCCATTGCTTCTCTATTCTCTGTCTCCAGGCTGCATCTGTTTTCCATCTAGGATCTGAAATAGCTTGTTCTAAGTCTGATTTAGATATTTGTGGAGCATCTACCATAGGCTTGACAGGTATAGATTCATTGGTAATGGATTGATGGTATTTTAAGAAAGCATTGATAGCATCTGCGCTATTTAGAGTATTAGCCAAAGTATCCCTTTCATTGTTTGTTAAAGGTGCCTTGGTTAGTAATCTTTCTGCCATAGCTATTTTTTCTTTACCATTTTGCCCAAGCTTTTGCATTTCAGATTGCAAATCACGCTCTTGTTGTTCTGCAATATCTTTATTGGCTGCAAAGACTTGGCTGGTTAGATTATCAAAGGCTTGTTGACTGATGCCATTCTCTTTAGCCCATGCACTAAGAATAGCAAGACTTGGATCTTCTGGATCTAACCCATCCTCAACCAACGCTTCAATGTTGTAATCACCTTCTGGCGCTTTGTGCTTTCCTGAACGGAATTGCTTTTCGAGTTCGTTGTAGCTTTTGGCGAGCTTTTCGATGTCTGGGCCTTCTTCACCCCAGAATTTTTCTGGGTAGTAATCGGGTCTTTCGATTTTCTCATTTTCTTCTTGGTTGTTTTCTTGATTGCTGTCATCAGCTTTTGTCTCCTCATATACAGGAATAGGTGCTTCTTCTTGAGAATCGTTATCTACTTCCTGTGGGTTTACTAATCTTTCTTCTTGTTGCTCTTGTACTTGTTCTTCAGACATTGCTACTCCTTTCTATTCTTTTCTCAATCATTCTTACAATTTCCATTGCACCTGAACGTGCATATCCCAAACTAGGATCTTCGCCAGGCGACCATGTTGGTCTTTCAATGGTAATATTTCTAAGGTGATTGAGAACTTTTTGACCTTCTGGTGATTTAAAAACTTTACCGTATAGGATATCTATCTCGTCTGCTTTGGGTTTCTCAACTAACCCAGGGATCAGACTTTCCCATCCTTCCCATCCTTCCTCTGCCATAGTTATTTAGCTTATGCCCCTCCTTCTGTTGGTGCTACTTGTTGTTGCTGTTGCATCATTTCTTGCAACTGCGCCAACGCTTGTTGTTGTTCTTCTTGTGTTGCCAACAATCCTTGATCTATGCCTAATTGTGAAGCAACAAATTGTAGGATTCTTGGAACACTTAAAGTTAATTGACCTTGTGTACCCATGCTGTTTGCTATTTGCATATACTGGATTACGTCATTAACTTCTTGAAGCTTTTGGGCCTGGGCTAATGGTGATACTGGAGTTACTTTAACTTCAACACCATCGACTTTTAACGGTAAATCTATAATGCCTTGTTGATCCATAACGTATAAGGTTCTTGAAACAATAGGAATCATAGTCTCTGTAATTAAACGACCAAAAGCAGAACCTAGATTGGTTGCTAATTCTCTGGTTCTTTCTGCTATTTCAGTAGCAGATCTCGCACTCATGTTGTCAGGCGGTAAGGTATCATCCATAAGAATCTTTTTAATATTCATACGTAGATCATTAATTACAATCTGACTGATATTAAAATCACCTGCTCTTGGTAAAGGTGCTAATGATGGGCCTTGAGGACCACCGTTTCTAGCAACACTGATAATTGCACCTGGTTGAATCTTAACATTCTGTGGATTAAGTACGCCATCATCGGATGCAAGATAAACACCAGCAATAGATAGGCTTGCATTTTTAAGAACAAGCTCTACGGTTTTATTTAGTGTTTTAATATCTGGTATAGCAGTAACCAATGGTCCACGACCATAGACTTCACCCGCTACTTTCATATATCTAGCTACAACAAAAGGACTAGACTTCATGTATTTAAAAAATAATTCCTGTGATTTAGCTGGCCATATGACATGATAACAATACTGTCCTGATTCATTGTCATAAATCACACAGTCAATAAGATCTACATCTTGTTCTGGTCTGTTATCAATTACTTCTTGTAGTTGTGGGCTAATAGTTGCTTCAGGAAACTCAACAGGAATACTCTCTGCTTTGAGTCTTAGCTTACGATAAACATTATCAACAGTACCGTTAGCACCTTCTTCAATAGCAATAAGGTATTGAGGTATGGCAGTAAATCTAACAGGTGTTGATTCATCTCCCGGAGTAATCATCATTACGCCTGTGCCTACAGCTAAGTCTAATAAGAACTCACCCATAGCTAAATCAAAGCTGGTCTGCCTAAGTGTGTCGAATAATAAATCCGTATAGTTATCTAAGATGGTTTGTGCTTGTTCTTTTTGACCTTGGGGGATCGCACTACCAGCTTCTAAACGACACCATTGTTTGTAAGGAGGAAACAGACCAGCCTGTAACCTGTTTGCAAATCTTTGTGTAGCATGAACTGCTGTTGAGTCAAAGACTCTAAGCATCTTTCCTTTGCCTGCAACTTTACCTTCGTAATATCCGCTATACAGATTTCTTTGAGGTAGCGCAAATTCATAGCAATCTTCATAAATTGTTCGCCATTCATCTTTACGAGCTTGTGCTTTAGCTTCTCGTTGCATTATATTTTTTACATCTAATCTAGCCATTTACTTTGCCTTATTACGTTTACTAATTGCAGCAGCCTTTGCTCTTGCATCTGCCTTAGACGAAGCACCCCAGGCCTGTAAAGACAAAAGCAATCTTGTTGGTCTGCCCTTGGAATCTCTTTCAGGCCCAGGATTGCCCGCCATTCGAGCCAGGAAGGAAGCTCGTCTGGGATTATCGCCTGACTTCACAGGAGGTTTTAAATTAGCACCCGTCTTACGCTTAAAGTAAGCACGACCTGCTGCAGTCAAACCGCCTGATGGACTTTTATGTTCTTTCTTCATTTAGTACTTCTTCTTTTTCTTTTTCATTTGTTTCTCTATACGTTGCATAGTTCCAAATATATAGGCTTGCTTACGCTCACCTGTTAATCCTTGTTGTTCTGCGCTTAGCAATAAACGTCTATGTAATTTCTTAGGCATTATTTACTAAACAATAATCTTTTTTTCTTT